GACAATCGTGGATAGCTTGAAGGGTTTGTTTGTACCCAATGACCGCATTGGAATGCAATATGCCAAGGGCATGATGGGCCGCGATTCCGCTGGCATGAACTGGAAGATGGATCAGAATATTTCTGCCCAAACTTTCGGCACATACACCGGAACGGCGACTATCAATACCAGCACGGACACCGGCATTTTGACTACTGGTTGGGCGCAAACTTCTGCCCTTACCCTGACAAAATCCGGCACGTTCACACCTAACGTTGGTGATACCTTCACCATTGCTAATGTGTACGCCGTGAACCCACAAAACCGTCAAGCCTATGGTAGCAACAAGCTGCGTAATTTCGTTGTGACCGCTATTAGCGGAAATGCCGTTACCGTTAGCCCCGCCGTTATCTCCGCTGGTCAGTTCCAAAACGTGTCCATCACTAGCCCTGGTGCTTCCGCTGTGACCCCGTTTAACCAAGCCGGTGCTGTTTCTCCGCAAAACATTGTTATGCATAAGAACGCATTCTGCCTGGCTACGGCTGATCTCGATTTGCCTGATGGGGTTGTCTTTGCGGGCCGTGCGTCCGATAAAGACTTGGGCCTCTCCATGCGTATCGTTAGGCAATATACAATCAACAATGACAGTATTCCTACTCGCGTAGATGTCTTGTATGGTTGGGCGCCTTTGTACGCTGAACTCGCTTGCCGAGTGGCTTCCTAATCAACCCCATAAAGAAAGGAAACTATCATGGCTAATCCAGGCGCAGCAACCACTGTAAGCAATCACCCGATTCAACTGTCAAGCAATCAAGCAATCCGCTTAATCGCATCGGCACAATCGGTTAACCTTAACTCCGTAGGCGATACTACTGCCCCGATCTTGGTCGCGGGTCGGGTAAGCGTTGCTTATGTAGTTTTGAGCAATGCAAGCACTAGCTTGACCACGGCGGCATTTGCGGTTTATACCGCCCCTGCTGCTGGCGGTACGGCTGTCTTGTCCGCTACCACGCCAACCGGCGCAACCACGGCGGCTAAAGTTGTGAACACCGCTGCAAGTTCTACCGATGCAATCACCGGTTTGAACCTGTACGTTCGCAATACAACCGCCCAAGGCGCAGCGGCTACCGCCGATGTGTTTATCTACGGTTACGACCTGACCTTCCTGCCTTAAAACGGCATGAAACAACGGAAAAGGCCACTCCCAAAAGGGGTGGCTTTTTTCTTTTTAACGCATATAATTTGACGAACTGAAAGGGATTGTCATGTCCAACATAGCCTATATTGAAGCAACAACTTTGGTCAAAAGCGCACCGGCAAAGCTAAAAGGCATTTTTGTTAGTGCCGCATCTAGCACCCCAACAATCACGGTTTACGACACGCAAACATCCGGCACAACCGCCACGGTATTAGGTGTGTTTACCCCCGTAGCCGCTACAAACTACATTTTCTTTGATGGACTAAACACCGCCAATGGCCTTTATGTGGTTATTAGCGGTACGGTGAAATGCACCGTTTATTACGAATAAAGAATTATGTTTGCGGTGAGCAATAAAGGAATAGTATGACTCAACCGATTGACATTATTACCCGCGCAATGAAAGACATTGGCGCTGTTGCCGCCGGTGAAGTGCCAACTGCTGACGAAGCACAAGACGGTTTAGATATGCTCAACGATATGTTGGCGCAATGGTCTAATGAAAACATGATGGTTTTTTATCGGACGGAATTAATTTTTAAAACCGTCCAAAACACCGTTCAATACACTCTTGGCCCTGGCGGTTCGGTAGGCGCTACTTTTGTAGGTTCTATTTCCGGCAACACCTTGACCGTCACAAGCATTAGCTATGGTGGCATCACAATGGGCATGACCCTTTCCGGCACGGGCATTACGCCTGGAACAACTATTGTTGGATTTGGAACGGGCGCTGGCGGTAACGTTAACGAAGCGGGTACTTATACCGTTAGTGTTTTCCAAACGGTAGCAAGCACCACGGTTAGTGCCTATTACGAACGTCCACTAAGCATTGAATCGGCTTTTGTGCGGGTTGCAACTACGCAAGGCGGGTCTAACATTGCCGGTGGATATTTGGACTATCCCGTGGCAATTCTTAGCCTTGAAGAATACGAATCATTGGGGATTAAACAATTGAATGGCCCTTGGGCCAAGATGATTTACTATATGCCCGCCGAAACACTTGGCACGGTATATGTGTTTCCCAACCCATCACAAGGCGAATTGCATTTATTTACACAAACAATTTTTAGGCAATATCAAAGCATAAACGACACGATCAATTTGCCGCAAGGTTACAACATGGCGTTGCGTTGGTGTCTTGCCGAACGACTAATGCCCATGTTTGGTAAGTCTAGCCAAACTCAAATTGCGTTGATTACTAGCTATGCGGCACAAGCCAAGTCTACGATTAAACGCACCAATATGCGACCCGCGCAAGTTGCACGTTATCCCGATGCATTGATGATGGGCAAAGCCAAAGATGCCGGTTTTATTATGGATGGGGGCTTTAGATAATGCCTGATTTTGGTTTTGTTGGCGCTTCTTATGAAGCCCCATCTATTTATCAAGACGCACAAGAATGTATCAATTTCTTTTGCGAAATTGACCCTACGAAACAACCAGGTGCGCGGGGCGTTGTTGCTATGTATCCAACGCCAGGGTTGGTAAATATTGCCCAACTTAACGTAAATGAAGTGCGCGGTTTGCATACTTTGTCAAATGAAGATTACATGATTGCGGTATCGGGTTCAACTGTTTACAAGATTGATAAAACATACACCGCAACCGTAATTGGAACATTAGTAACCGGCGCGGGGCAAGTGTCCATATCGGACAATGTGACTAGCAATGGAATGACAGCGTATATTGTGGATGGCGTAAATCGTTATACATGGGTGGAATCCACAAACACGTTTACTACGTTGCCAAATAGCGATGGCCCGTGGCAAGGTGCAAACGTTGTTGATTCCGTGGACGGTTACAACATTTACAACCAGCCTGGAACGTTTAATTGGGCTTGTACCGACCTAAGTTCTAGTTTGTCAACACAAGCCCTTTATGGGTCTGCTAATGGCTTTCCCGACAACATTACGGGTTTAATTGTTGACCGCCGCCAAGTCTATGTGCTTAAAGACGTAACAACGGAAGTTTGGACGGACATTGGTAATGTGATTTCGGGGATTACAACGTTCCCATTTGCCCGTGTCCCTGGCACAACCGTCCAAGGCGGCTGTGGTGCAACATTTTCTGTGGCCCGTTTTGGAAGTTCTTTTGCTTTGGTTTGCAAGGACACTAGGGGCGATTCAACCATTGAAGCAATGGTTAATTACGATTACAAAAAGTTTTCTACCCATGCGGTTGAACAATCAATCACCAATTATGTGACTAGCGATGCAATAGCTTATACATACCAAATTGAAGGTCACGAAATGTATGTGGTGACTTTTCCTAGTGTTGGCGATTATGGATTGACTTGGGTTTACGATGGATCAACACAACAATGGCACAAATGGCTGTCTTGGGATTCTGATGCCGCCATTTACAAACGTCATCGGTCAAATTGCGGATGTTTTTTTAACAATGAATATATCGTAGGCGATTACGAAAACGGCAAAATATACATGATAAAAAATGATGTATATACAGAAGATGGCGCGGTAATTCGCCGTATGCGCCGTGCGCCACATTTGACAACGGATTTAGAACGCCAATATTTTGAATCTTTTCAAATTCAGTTTCAACCAGGCGTTGGGCTTAATACAGGTCAAGGCAAAGACCCACAAGCTATGTTGCGTTGGTCTAATGATGGCGGTAGCACTTGGTCAAATGAACATTGGGTAACTATTGGTCAAATAGGTCAATACGCTAACCGTGCGCTTTGGCGGCGTTTGGGGTGGTCGCGTGATAGGATTTTTGAAGTTGTAATAACCGATCCGGTTAAAGCCGTTATTGTGTCCGCTGAATTAAAAGCAAGCGTAGGTGAAAATTAATGGCAACAACGCCAAACACCAACATTAACATTCCGTATTCGGCGTTTCTTGACCCGACTACGGGACGGCCTTCACAGGCTTGGTTGCTTTGGTTAATGAGTCCGTCATTCATAAACGTAACACTTGGTAGTGCTTTGCCGGTCACATCTGGCGGAACGGGTTTAACGTCTATTCCAACAAATGGGCAATTGTTGATTGGTAACGGAACGGGATATACCCTTAACACACTAGGTTATGGCGCGGGAATATTGGTCACTAATGGTTCGGGAACAATTACGGTTGCCAATACCGGCGTTTTGTCTAACCTTGCGGGGTCGGGAATTTCCGTATCAAGCGCAACAGGTAATGTCACCATTGGCAATACGGGCGTTTTATCTATCGTTGCCGGTTCTGGCATATCGGCATCTAGCCCAACGGGTAATGTAACGCTTGCAAATACGGGCGTTTTAAGCTGGTCTGGCGGCACTACGGGGCTTACCCCCGCAACGGCTACCACGGGCGCGGTAACGCTTGCAGGAACGCTTGCAATTGCTAATGGCGGGACTAACGGCACGGCAACCCCTACGGCTTATGGCGTTGCTTATGGTACGGGTACGGCTTATGCATTTACGGCGGCGGGGTCGGCTAAACAAGTATTAATTGCAAATACAAGCGCCGCGCCTACCTGGTCAACCTTGACAAGCGGCACATCTATTCTTTATGGTGATGGGTCGGGCGGGTTTAGCAATGTAACCATAGGTTCGGGCGTTAGCTTTGTTGGTGGAACTTTATCGGCTACGGGTTCGGGCGGCACGGTTACATCTGTCACCGGCACAAGCCCCGTTGTATCTAGTGGCGGCATAACCCCCGCGATTAGCTTGGCAACGGCTTACGGTGATACCTTAAATCCTTACGCATCTAAGACCGCAAATACTATTTTGGCTGCCCCTAGCGGAAGCGCTGGCGTACCTACATTCCGTGCATTAACGACAACCGACATACCATCGTTGTCTTACGTTACTTCCGTGGCATTGGCGTTACCTTCAATAATGACGGTATCCGGTTCTCCGGTCACTTCAAGCGGTACGCTTACGGGTACTCTGACCACACAAGCCGTTAACTCCATTTTTGCTGGGCCAGCGTCAGGGGCTGCGGCTACCCCAACTTTCCGCGCTTTAACAACGGCTGACATTCCTGCGCTGGCGTATGGTTCAGTTACAAGCGTCAGTTTTACAGGTGGCATAGTGTCCGTGGCTACGCCAACTAGTACGCCAGCATTGACAGTAGCGGGAACTAGTGGCGGGGTTCCTTACTTTTCTAGCGGCACAACCTGGGCATCTTCGGCGGCGCTTGCCGCAAATGCTATTGTTCTTGGCGGGGGTGCTGGCGTTGCTCCAGCAACCACAACAACAGGTACAGGCGTTGTAACGGCGTTGGGGGTCAACACAGGTACGGCGGGTGCATTTGTCGTTAATGGCGGCGCGTTAGGTACACCTAGCAGCGGCACGGCTACCAACCTAACGGGCCTACCACTTTCAACAGGTGTTACAGGGACTTTGCCGGTGGCTAACGGCGGCACTGGCACTGCAACGGCATTTACGGCTGGCTCTGTAATATTTGCCGGAGCGTCGGGCGTGTATTCGCAAAATAACGCCTCTTTCTTTTGGGACAATACCAACGCAAGATTGGGAATTGGGTCGGCATCCCCATTCGTAAAACTATATGTTAACGCAAACCTTACAGCGGGGACTTCCAATAGTATTCGTTTATTAGATGACGGTGCGGCGGCTACTAGCACATCAAATAATAGTTATGGCTATGGGTTTAATGCTTCTACTGGAGAGTTATCATCTACTGCGGGTAATGGCGGCTTTCATAGTTGGTATACAGCTAATACAGAAAAAGTCCGTATCTCGTCCGGCGGTAGCTTGCTGGTGGGGACTTCAGCACAGATTCGTAGTGGTGTGCTATCCGTAAGTGGCATTATTAGCACAAACAACAACATAAATTGGGGGCCAGCAGGAAACGGAGAAATCTTTTCTGACGTAAATTGGGGTTGTATTTTTAAAGCTGACAGAGCGTCCCCAGCGGTAGCAGATTTTTTATGGCTTAATT